ATCTCCTGCTTGGATAAAAGTTTATGTTTTAAACGAATATCAAGCATTGATGGATGGTAAACCAGTTTACCCAACGTTCAGAAAGGATACTCATGTCTCAAAAGAAGCAATCGAACCCTCCAACCAAAACGATGTCATTGTGGGAATTGACTTTGGCAGAAGTCCGTCAGCAGTTTTCTGCCAAAACCTCAGTCTCGGAAGATGGATCGTCTTCGGAGAATACGTTACTCAAGATATGGGAGCACAACGCTTTGCAGAGGCACTCAAAAGAGAAATAGCCAGAAACAAATGGGATAAACTGACCTTTCGTTTTATTGGTGATCCAGCTGGCAATCAGATGGCACAAACCAATGAGACCACTCCATTCATGATTCTCAGAGCAGCTGGTATCAAAGCTTATCCAGCCAATACCAATGACACAAGCATACGGATTGAATCGGTTGAAGGTGTATTGAACAGATTGGTAGATGGAAAGCCAGGTATGACTGTCTCTCCTACCTGTACAAATCTTATTTCAGGTTTCGAGGGTGGGTATAACTATAAACGTATGATGTACATGGGTTCAGAGAAGTATGACGAAAAGCCAAACAAGAATAGGTTTAGCCATGTCCATGATGCACTTCAATATGCCATGCTTGGCGGTGGAGAAGGACGGAGGGTAATTATGGGCAACCAACCAGCAAAAACCCCCACCACTGTTGAGAGAGCAAGTAACCCTTTTCAACGATTAAAACGAAGAAACAGGATGCACAATTATGACCGCATGGGAACTCTTAGGTGAAATTGGTATGGGTGTTAATGGTCTTCATTTCAGGAACAGTTCAGGAAAGTGTCTATTTCGATAATCTTAATACATGCTTGGAATATGCAGAACGAGTCCGTTCACAAAACTGGCATCAGTCCAGAGCGGGTGACAAAGTGTGGGTCAAAGCCTACTGCATACCGCAGAAAACGAATTAATTATGGCTCCCAATTTATTATTAACTTAGCTAAAAAATTAAGGATTAAATAAATGAGTGTAGTACAAGACACGGGAGCCGCCAAACATACAAACAAATGGATTGTTTGTTTTACTCCCCATGTTAATAGAGGAACATGGAGGTTGTTTACCTTTTGGAGACCTCAGTATCAGAATGTTTTTGCTACTCGGTATGATGCAAGACTTGGTTCTTGGATATACGCTGAATGTTCATCATTAAGGTTTCATTTTGAACTGAAAAGAGACGATGATGCCACAAAATTGGTTCATTACATGATTTATGATTGCGAATGTATTCAGATTGAGGTTGAACCTGAACCTGTTTACCTTCCAAGATTTCTCTATTGTGTCAGTTTTATCAAACATTTGATTGGAATAAGAGGTTATTCCCTTTTAACACCCTATCAGTTGCGATGTGAATTGCTAAAAAGGGGTGGAGAGGTCATTTTTGACAAGTCAACCATGGAGAATAATGATGGGATTTTCAAGAAGGCGTCCTAAAGACCCAGAATTAACCGAAGCACAGCTTGCGGAAAAGGAAAGATTGAAAAAAGAGAAAGAGTCACAGGAATTTCAAGCCTCTGAGCAGAAAAGATATTCTTCTGAGAATTTAACTGGTTCAAGATCACTTCTTGGACAGGATGATGATATCAATTTCAGTGGTTTCAGAAGAATGGGTAAGTCCATAAGGAGTTAATATGAGAGATGAAACATCTGGTGATGCCAGTCCAGCCCCAGCTGGAGGACAATCAGGACATGACAGCGATTATAAACTTGTCATGGATAGATATAAGAAGGCAAAAAGCCGATGGAATTCATGGTCGGACATCTGGGAAGAATGTTATGACTATGTTCTGCCACATCGTGAAAGTTTTAATCGTGATTCTGCCGCTTCAAGACGAACCGAGAATATTTATGATGAAACAGCTGTAACAGGTTTACCCAAGTTTGCATCAAGACTCCAGCTTGGCTTTTTTCCTCCCAACGGAAGAGCCTTTAAGCTTGCACCAGGTCCAGAACTTCCAAAAGAGATGCAAAGTCGTTCGTTAATGCAGGAATTAGACAGGATTACCGATCTTTTGCATGAAGGTTTAAGAAATTCCAACTTTAATGCCGAACTCCATGAGGGATTACAGGATTTGGGTATGGGAACAATGAATTTGCTTGTTGAAAGTGGTCGTTTTGTCGGAGATCTTCATTTTTCAGCTGTTCCTCCAACAAATGTTGCTATTCTTCCAGGGGCAATGGACACAATCACCGATTGGTTTCGATGGAACAATGAATGTGACATCACCGATGTCAAACATCGATATCCCTATGCCAAGTTTAATGAGCGTATGAAGGACGTACAACGTAGAGACCCACGAAGGAAGACAAAGATAATAGAAGCTACCCTTTATGACTCCACAGACCGCTTTAAAGACGAATACACCTACTTTCTCGTATCAGAAACCGACAAGGCAATTCTGTTCAAGTCAAAAATGAGTGGAAGTGGTTCTATACCTTGGATAACAACTCGATGGTCAAAATCTGGGTTTGAGGTCTGGGGAAGAGGTCCTCTTTTACAAGCCATGCCAGCAATCAAGACATTGAACTTAACTGTACAGCTTATCCTTGAAAATGCAGAAATGGCTATTGCTGGTTCTTATGTTTATGATGACGATGGTGTTTTTAATCCAGACAATATTACTATACAGCCTGGAACTTTTATTCCAAGAAGTCCTGGCTCTTCCATTGACTCACTTCAATCCCCATCCCGTTTCGATGTAGCTCAACTTGTAATAGAAGACATGAGAAGAAATGTCAGAAAGGCTTTGTTTATAGATGAACTGGATACGAGACCTAATGCAAAGACTCCGCTATCTGCAACAGAAGTGTCTGAAAGGCTTGCTGATGTTGCAAGAGACATGGGTGCAGTTGCTGGAAGGATGCAAAAAGAATTTTTACAACCGCTGGTTCAAAGACTGATAGCGATATATACCCAACAGGGTTTGCTTGATATTCCTAAAGTCGATGGTCGTGAATTAAGAATTGTTCCTGTATCTCCTCTTTTGAGAGCACAGGATCAACAGGATGTTTCTGATTTTGTAAGATTTCAGCAAACTGTTGCTGGGACATTTGGTCCTGAAATAACTCCAGCTTTGTACGATCAGGAAAAAGTTATTCGTTTCCTTGCAACAAAGTTCGGTATCTCTGAAGAACTGCTTGCCAATAAGCAACAGGTTGAACAGAACATCCAGATGGCAATGCAGCTTATGCAACAACAACAAATGGGTGTTCAGTGACCAAACAAAAAGTAGAAGGTTCTATTGATGGTAGAGCCTATGCTAAAGAAGTGGAAGATGACATCAACTCAAAAGCCTATGGATTATTCGGTTCTGGGGTTGGTAAAGCTTTTCTCCATTATTTAGACAATTTAACAATTAACAACATTCATGCCCCCAACACACCGCCAGAACAGCTTTCGCATTATGAAGGTCAACGATGGGTAGTGGCTTTGATTAAAGCTCGATGTGAAATGGGCAGAAGACTATCTGACTAGGAGGTAATATGTCAAATGAACAAGCAACAGAACAAGAGGGGCAGACCCAACAAACGAACAGTAAAGACAGCGGTGAAGAAGGCTATCAATCTCAGCCAGATACCGCAGGAAATGAAGCCCATACCGAGGAGGCTAACTCTAACGAGACTTCTGAAAGACCTGATTGGCTTCCTCAAAAGTTTGAGACGCCAGAGCAGTTAGCTCATTCTTACAAGGAGTTGGAAGGTAAATTTCATACTCGTAAAGAAGAATTTCGTAATTCTGTCATTGAAGAAATGAAGAATGAAGCGGATAAGGAGCTTCCTATTTCCCCTGGAGATTATGAAATTAATGTTAAAGTACCCGAAGGTATGGACTGGCAAGTGGATGAAAGCGATCCTATGTTAAGCTGGTTTCGTGAAAAAGCCCATCAATACGGACTGAATCAAGAAGAGTTTAGTGGGCTTGTCAATGAATATGTCACCATGGATAATACCAGAGGTCCAGATTGGAATGAAGAAGTAAAAGAGTTGGGTGAACATGCCGAAAGACGACTTGAGAGAGTGGATACATGGGCAAGCACAAGCTTGACCGAAGACTCTTATGCCAAGTTTTCCAATATGAGAGCTGATGCTGGTATGGTAAAGCTTTTTGAAGAGTTGATGGAGCTTAATGGACAACCAAGGTTTAACATGACAAGCGAAACAGCTTTTCAGGAATCCATTACCAAAGATGACTTGAGATCAATGCAGAACGATCCTAAATACTGGAGAGACAAAGATCCTGCT